CTCCCCGATCCCGGCCTCCCCGATCCCGGCCTCCCCGATCCCGGCCTCCCCGATCCCGGCCTCCCCGATCCCGGCCTCCCCGATCCCGGCCTCCCCGATCCCGGCCTCCCCGACCTCAGGCCGGCGTGGCACCTGGGGTCAATTGGAAGGCGACGAAACCACGGGAACTTGACGAAACCACGGGCTTATTGTAACCTCAGCTTGACACCGATTGCGCAGCGTGGGACAAATATGATAACCAAAAACGGAGACAGAAAATGACAGAGGTACTTGCGTTTCTGATCGGCATTCCAGCACTACTTGTAGGCATGGTGGTGACGATGGCTATCATCGGTGTCATCGACACCGTGGTCAGAGGCATTAAGGAGCTTATGTAATGACTTACTGGTTTGTGAGGGGTAGAGACGGGGCGTACGCAATCGGCCGTGGCGATCATGTGCTGGTGCATGTGCTACCGCCTTCTGAGATGGACGATACCGATGGTGCGCATTGGGCACAGCAGACAGCGCAGTACCTCTGCACCATGCTCAACGACCGCGAACGAAAAATGCGCAAGCTCGCAGAAGAAATTGATGTTGAGTAGTTGACATGGCATTCGTGCTGTGCCATATAGGGGTGGTCAACACGGAGAACGAACATGGTGGACGTACTAGAGACGCTTTCCAAATTGCCAGAACAAGTGTTCGTACCTTTAAACACGGACCCTTGCGTGGTTACTGCCCTTCACAGAGGCATACCCGGTTATACGCCAGTGATACGCCATAACACAGCTGAAGCAGCACAGGCGCAGTGCAATAGGCTTAACGATGCTACCATTACCCCGGCACAAATTGAGGCAATGCAGGTGGGTGCTATGTTTGGGTGGCACGTACCCGGTGCCGATCCTGACACGTACAACACCTAGCAAAAACGGAGCAACGAACATGGACAACATTACCACCAGCTACGATGATGTGTGGCGCGAATGGATCGCGTTCGAGGGCGACTACGACCTTGATGTGCCAGTTGGCTACGGCAAGACCAAGAAAGAGGCCATTGACGACCTGAAAGAGCAGCTTGGCGAGCCAACCGACTACCTCGAAACGACACGCGATAAGTGGGACGCGCACGCTGACCACGACTGCCTCCCCGAACACTACGACGATTAAAATTTTTACACGCTTGACAGGTGCGATGATACCCCGTAACTAGGACATGCCTACACGGCATTCACAACAAGGAAACAAGACAATGACTGACTTTCAGCTTCCCGACCTTGAGACGGTTGACGAGCTTCCCGAGATTGCCCTTCGCGGTGGTCGTTCCAAGGGTGCGAACCCGCTGGTCGAATTCATGGCTGGCATGCAGGCTCCTGTTCCTGTCGGCACCAAGCAGGGCAAGAACACCACCACCAAGCCGCAGTACCAGAGCTTTTTCATCCCGATTGAGCCGCTGCCCGAGACACTGACGGGCGACAAGGAGCGTGCCAAGGAAGCACGCGACCGCGCCAACAAGCTGGTCAACAAGTTTGCCAGCCTCGTGCGTAGGGTGGTCAACAATGACGAGACGGACACGGTGGATTTTGCTCTGCGCAAGCAGCAGACGGACGCCAACGATCCTACCTCGCTGGGCCTCCGGGTCTACCGCACCACCCTGACTGCCGACAAGAAGGCCAAGAAGATTGAAGCCCGTAACAAGGCCAAGTAACCGGCCTACCCATTACTAACATAAAGCCGGCGAGGCAACACCTCGTCGGCTTTATGCGTTTTAACCTGGAGGAATGACAATGGCAAATGCAACGGACGTGACAGAGCTTGTTGACACCGCTGGTTCTCAGGGCGTGCTTACGGACTTGCGACAGGCCGGCAAGATCGAACTGGTTACAGGCGCTGGCGGTGCTGTGTGGATCAACGTCGATGGCACCATGCTGCTGCGGATCATGAAGTGCGATGTTGTGGCCGTCGATACCACTAACGCCCTTAGCACCGACCTGAGGCTCTAATGCTTTCAATTGCTCTTGTGACAGGGGGCAAAGAGGTAGTCCTAGACGCCCTCTATGCTGACCCCATGTGGCGACGGATGACAGCCAAGGGGCCTGTCACCGTCGCTGCGATGCTGGCGGCAAAAGCGCAAGAGCTTGCGCTAACAGACCTCAGGGGCATGCTAGGCCCAGAGCTTGAGCACACCTACAACAAGTATCTCGAAACCAATGGCGAGCGTGATCCCAACGACGCGGGCGAATGGGACGAAGGGCTTGATGACGCCATTGCCAATGTTTTCGAGCCTTACGAGAAGTATCTATCTGCTAGCTGGATGGGCGTTCATCTCATCGATACGCGAGCGCATATCGAGGGCGAAATGGATCGGCTGGTCGATTTGTTTGGTCAAGAGGTATGGACGCAGTTGACGTATGAACGAACCAACAATCAGATATTAGCAGGCGTAGGCATTGTTGAGGCTGATCTGCTGGCACTGTGTGATGCACCACCGCCACCCCCACCGCCACCTAAGGAGTATAACTCAATGAGCGTGAATGCAGTGCTTAACATCATCATGCGGAGCTTTCCCGACATGATGCAGCTACCAGACGATCTTGACATGGTTTCGGACACTGACGATCTGCTGGCAGAAGGTGCGGCAGGCAGGCTTGGCATTCAGTGGGAGGATGTGCTGGTGCTCCGTGACGCACGGTCGCGGTCTAGTGCAGCCCTTGACGCTTGGTTCAACGCCATTGATGCTGGCATTGCGCTGGAAGAGAACAAGGTGTTTGTCGATCTAACGCCGCCGCCTGTGCCCCCGCCTCCCACAGCCGATCTTGGTCCCGATTTGCCGGCGACCTTGCGCCGATCCGCGCCACCTCCGCCGCCACCGCCTCCGCCGCCTCCTAGCGTGACCGCCAGCGCCGGCGTTCCACCTCCTCCGCCCCCACCTAGCGCGGTCAAAGGCGGAAGCTCTGGCGAGGCTCCCAGCCCACCCAACACGGGCAGGGGTGGAGCGCGGGCCAAGGCGGGCGATGCACCACCTCCCGGCGCGATCCCGGCTGAACTGTTGCAGACGATCAAGGATCGATCTGGTATGACTGACGTGCAGATGGCCGAAGCATTGGGCATCAGCCGGCCAACCTTTGCCAACTACCTCAAGAACAAGGGTTGGTGCGTGCCGACGCCGCAGCAGCGGTTGTTATTCAAGAACAAGATAGCTGAGACGATCAACGTACTGACAGAGGCGCACAACGCAATCGAATGACGACAAGATGGCCCGTGTGGTGCTTTGGCGTTCATGACAACATAGCCATTGTCGGCTTGTTTCATAGTTCCACACGGGCAATCTACATCCCAAGCGAGAGGTTTGAATTCGCGAGACACTTACACCCCGACCAGAATGGTTACGCAGACCTAACAAGCGACGAGATTAGGAGACTGCAAGATGACTACAAGCGAACACACCCAAGTAACACGTAGTGGTGATATGTACTACTGTGCCCACTGCCATCGTAGTTGGCAGATAGACACGCAGAACATACCACCATGCCTATCCCTGCAGGAAGAGCTAGCGCGTTGGCGTGAGGATCGCGAGCCAAGCAAGCCTGCACCACCTCTGACGGGCTGGCGTGGTGGCGACCTGTATAGAGGCGGTAGTAAGCATGGCCGTAAACAAACCGGACAATGACTTTCTGACGCGCATTCAGCTAGCGCTCAACATGACGAGCCGGGATATCGCGCATGCACTCCATATCTCGCTTGACGAGGTGGCAGACAGGCATGGTGACAGCAGCGAGCAGTCCAGTGGTTACAGTGATCCGTTCTGGACTGCCCTGTCCCATGTGGTTGACGAGCGAGTGGGCGTGCTGATGGGCGTGCGCGAGGAATTAAACCGTAAACTGCGGCTTGACCTAGATCGGCGCAACATGCTCAGGCGCAAGACATTGGAGCGGTAACATGGCCGTCAAGAGTGTTGTCATCAGCAGTAATTTAGGACCGTGGTTGTCGGTTGACTACGACTTTGTTGAGTTTCTGCCGAATTTCTTAGGCGTGTATACCGAGGCAACGGACCAGCGAATGTACTATTCGTGGGGTGAGCCAATCCTCCATAAAGTGACTGTAAGCCCGGTTGGTGTGCCATACCCCGGCGATGCCGTACCAGGAAACGGAAGTAAGAGAGTAACCGTCAGCCTTATTCCCGGCGGTGGTTCAGTTGTGACTATGACGTTGGTTGACAATGTTGACTTTAGTACGGGTTGGGTAATCATAACTAAAGGCGATCACGTTGTTGCTTATGCCCCTGATGCAGTCAATTCCGTAGCCGTGGAGCCAAACTAATGACAATCATAATGGACGATCCGACCACCTACCTCGTGCGTGATGCCAACGACGTGTGCATTATGCTGGCATCTAGCGTTGAAGAAGCCATGTTTCAGGCCAAGCAATATGGCTGTAGCATTCAGGTCAACATGGCTGGTGGCATTGGCATTCGATGCGTGGTGTCGATTGCTGACGCTCTGGCAATGTCGGGCCTACCAGTCAATACGCCGTGGTGCATGGCCCATGACGTGATGACGGATCGCGAGGCGTGGTTGGTCCTGCGAGCGCGTTTTGGCCCGCCTGTGACGGTGGACAAGGCTTTGCGTGTCGAAACCAAGGGCATTGCATGGCGACCGGGCCAATTCAGGCGGGGAATGGTATGAAGGGCGACATACGGGTTACAGCGAGAAAGCCACGCGTTTTTGATGTCAAGGCTGTCGTGGATGCATACTTGCCGTCCGATATCGACGCTTGGCCTGACAACGCAAAAGACATGCTGTATGAGTGCATAGAGAATATCATCCAGCAGACGAATATCAAAAGCCTAGAGATAATTGGTGTGTATTGTCTGAATGACGGCACACTCTGGCGTTTGCATGTCGTGCTGATGGAGAAGCTAGGCGTTGAGGATATAGAGGTGGTCACATTACAGTAATTGGCGTCGATCCCGGCCTTGGTGGTGCGCTGGCATACTACGACAAGGACTTAGACTACCTCGACGTGGTGGACATGCCGGCCTACCTGACCACCGTTGGCAAGAAGAAGCGCAAGAGAATTGATGCTGTCGATCTGCTACGGTATTTCGAGGAAAAGGCGCTGATGAATGTCGATCTGGTGGTCATCGAGGAAGTTGGCGGCAGACCTAAGCAGAGTGCTAGTGGTGGCTTCGTTTTCGGCTATACTGTTGGTCTTATTATGATGGCGTCCATTAGCTCGCGCATTCCCGTAGAGACGGTAAGCCCCGTGGTGTGGAAAAAGATGCTGCGCGTGCCGGGGGGTAAGTTTGCTGACGATGAAAAGATCATGGTGCGTGCCGACGAAATGATGCCAAGACATCGTGACAAGTGGCGCGGACCCCAAGGTGGCAGGCGGCTTGACAGGGCAGAGGCGGCAATGATCGCCTACTACGGCGAGACGTATTGCCTAGACAAAGTGACCAGCAGAGTAGGTGCGGAGTTTAACATGGTCTATCGTAAAGCCCTTGGCGATGCAGAGTAATATCCCGCCGCCATTCCCCTTCCAAGTCACAGGTGGTCACTATCTCGCGGCTCGTGGGCGTGTCGGCCTGCATGACGAAATGGGATTGGGCAAGTCGCGCCAACTAGTGATGGCGGCAAACGAGATAAATGCCAAACGCGGCATTGTGATTGGGCCTGCCAAGCTGCGACGCAACTGGCACAAGGAATTCCGCAAGTGGTCGAACGTCCAGTACAAGATTACAGAGGGTCGGACGATCCATGACTTTCTGGCGTGGGAAAGAGGGCGGTTTCACATATTGTTAACGAGCTATGAGCAAGCAACCAAGTGGGCACAGAGCATTTATAACACGGGCGAATTCATCGATTTTGTCGGCTTTGATGAAGGACATTATCTCAAGAATGGGGAAGCCAATCGAACAAAAGCAATACTGGGTCCAACGTATGACGGCACCGGAGGGCTTATCAACTGGGCAGAACACGTCTGGCACCTATCAGGTACTCCAATGGCGAATGACCCCATCGACATTTATACATTTCTACGAATGGCAGGGGCAACTACATTGCCGATTGGTAAATTTGTTAAAAAATACTTCTACTCCAATCCCAGTGCCTATGGTAGCCGGCAAACCAGCAGGCCAGAAGCCGAAACAGAGCTAAAGGCGTTGATTGATGCATTCCGCATACGGCGTACGCTGCCAGAGGTAGGAATTCAGTTACCACCGTTGATGCTAGACATGCTGGAGGTGGATGGCGACACACGCTATATCGTGGACTTGCTCAAGGAGTATCCCGGCCTTGACGTGGCAATTGTGCGAGCCGTGCGTGAGGGTGGTCTAAGCTTTCTGGACGCGCAACATGTGATGACGTTGAGACGGCTACTCGCAGAAGCCAAGGCCCCGGCTTATGCTCACATCCTGTACGAAGAGCTAAAAATCAACGGCTACCAGAAGCGGATTGTGATGGGCTTTCATGTTGCGGCATTGGAGTTTATTTACAAGTTCCTGAGTGCTCGCAATATCCCGGCTGTGCTAGTCAATGGCACAATTAGCGATGCACAGGCTCAGGCTCGCATTGACATGTTTCAGGACGATCCCAACTGCATCGTGTTTTTAGGCAACTTTACATCGGCTGGCATTGGCACCACCTTGCATGCGTCCAGTTGGACCGACATGCTTGAAAGCTGGTGGGGACCGGAGAAAAATGCTCAAGCGATCAAGCGCATGCACCGGATCGGCCAAACGCAGCCGTGTCGTGCGCGTTTCATTGCCCTAGCCAACACATTTGACATTGCTGTAAACCAACTCGTGGCCGATAAGGTCGAAGCAATAGCACCGTTTGACGGCAGAATGACCGCAATGGCGACTTGACCGTATCTCAGAAATCTTGTAACCCTAGAGTGTTGTAACCCAACCAAGGATGGATCATGTCAATCTCTATTACCTTTACAGACCTCACGCCTGCGGAGGCTGTCGCCCTCTTAAACGGTGGTGCTCCTGCCACCACACAGGCCGGCACGCCAATGGCACCGCCAACGGCCCCGCCCATGCCACAGGCACCCGCACCCGTGCCTGCGCCCACGCCAGCCCCACCGCCTGCCGCCGCTCCCGCCGCCCCGGCCGTGTCGGGCAAGCTTGGACAATGCTTGTCCACGATGGACGCCTATGTGAAGGCACGCGGTGCGACCGGCGTTGCCGATGCCAAAAAGGTTTTAGCTCAGGTGCAGCTACAGCGACCGCAGGACGCCAACGAGGCGCAGCTTGACTGGCTGATTACGGCATTCGCAAATACGCAGTGGGTTCCGTAGCATGACAGAGCAAACCGGCCGTGCGCATAGCATCTATGCGGCTTCTGCTTCCGAGAGGTGGTTGAATTGCACGGGGAGTATCCCCGCCACGGCCGGTTTGCCCGAGGGCTTGGGATCGTCCTACGCAATGGACGGCACCGAGGCCCACGAATTGCTGTCCTACGCATTGCTGAACGGCTACAAGTCTGCCTACGCGGCTCACATGGCATTGCAGCCAGAATGGTTCTACCGGCACGACACCGAAGAAATAAGACTTGAAAGTGTGCAAGAAGGTTTGGACCACATTTGGGATTTGATTGACGCTTATGGTCCCGGCAACAACGTATGGCTGGAAACGCAATTCCAATTCCCAAGCACTGTCACTGACGATGTCGGTGGCACGACTGATGTGGCGATTTATATCCAAGATTTCGACATGTTGGTTATTGCCGACTATAAACATGGCGCTGGTGTGATGGTAGACGTGCATGACAACACACAGATGCTTACGTACGCTGTAAGCGTAAGGCACGAGTTACGCAAGCAAGGCATGCCACTCACCGGCAAGACGGCATACCGATTGATCGTGATCCAACCGCGGGCTTTCAGCAAGTGGGGCCATATCCGCGAGTGGGTTACGGATGATAATCGGCTAGACCTTTTCATCGGTGAGGTTGACATCGCTGTCCGCAAGTCGCGCTCGCCCACGCCAGAGCTAGTACCGGGCAAGTGGTGCCGGTGGTGCCCCGCCTTTTCGACCTGTCCCGCTGCCGAAGAGAAGCGCGTGCGGTCGATCCCGCTCCCACAATTCCAGAGCCTCGAAATGGTGCAGCAAGCAGGCTTGCCAGAAGCCAAAGCCATCGACTTGAACCGGCTGGCAACGATCCTCGCAGCAGAGGATATGCTGATGGAATGGTTCAAGTCGGTGCGAAGCCATGCGATGGAGCTAGCCAAGAACGGCGTCAACATTCCCGGTTTCAAGCTAGTGGAAGCGCAAGCTAGGTCGAAGTGGCGCGGTGAACCACGGGCTATCGCGGTGCAGCTAGCACATATCATCAGCTACCCCGACCCTACGGTATTCATGCCGCCCTCGCTGGTGACGATCACAGAGGCAAAGCGGTTCATCAAGGAACAGATTTACGAAGCCGTTGGCAAGGGCAGCAGTAAGAAGCTGGTGGAAGAAGCCAACAAGGCAATTGCAACGCTGGTGACAAAGGAGAGTAGCGGAAACCTGACATTGGTGCCGATAGATGATGCAAGACCTGCTATTATCAATCCTAGCAGGATTGAATTCAACCCCGTAGAAGGTGCGAAATGAGAGAAGGACCAACACAGCTTACTGCTTTGCTGCTTGGCAAGGCCGAAGTGGTGAGCTTGGTAATCTATGACCTTGGTCATATGCTTATGTCTGTAAACATATCAGACGAAGCATTTACCAAGGCTGTGCGTGGCTTGGTGGAACAGGCTAAAGCCTTTCCCGAAAGCTCGCTAAACTCCATCAAGGTAGGAGACGAGTGATGACAACAACGATCATGCGTAACTCAACGGTTGGTGATGATTGGATTAGGCAGATTTGCGCTGCCAACCCGACCACCATCATGCCCAAGAGCAAGCCAGACGATCCGCGCCTGATCCAGACGGGTCCATGCCGGCTGGCGTTCCCCGTGTTGTGGGAGCCAAAGGCACCCTACTCGCGCAAGGATGATCCGACTGCCAAGCCGGTGTATTCGGTCACGGCTCTGTATACGCCGTATACAGATAAGAACGTCTTTTATGGCGAGTATTACACCCGTGCCGGCGAGACGTTCAGCGACCACTATAACCCTCAGACACAGCAATACTATGGACTTGAAAACCCGTTTCATGACGGTGCGGACAAGTCGATGAAGTTTGAGGGTTACACTGCCGGCCTGATGTATATGAACCATAGCAGCCAATTCAAGCCGACACTGGTCACAAGCCAGCCTGACGGCAAGGGTGGTTATGTGCCGGTCACGCGAGAGGAACAGATTTACCCCGGCGTGTGGGCGATCTTGGTGCTCAACACCTACCCCTACGGCAAGACACCACCAAGGCCGAAGAAGGGTGTTGGCTTTGGCATTTCTGCCGTGATGATTATTGGTGACGACTACAACCTGTCGGGCGGCTCCATCGACGCGGCGCGAGCGTTTGCCGGCGTCAAGGTCGCCCCGCCGACGATCAACCCGGCCGCTCTGGCCGGCATGGTCCCACCGCCCTCAGGAGGCGTGCCCGGAGGGCAAACGATGCCTCCCCTTGGTATGGCACCCGGCTACCAGTTTGCGCCGCCTGCGGGGTCCGCAGGGGCCTTCGTGCCGCCACCCCCGCCCGTGCCGATGGCGCACGGCATGGGAGGCACCATGCCTGCTGATGACGATAGGTCTAGCATAGGACTGTAAAAAAAAATGAGCCACGCCAAGAGACAAGCTGAAATGCTCGATCCGTTGCCGGTACATGGCTACAAGCCGCAGAACCAAGATGCGATTGACCAGATCAATCGCAACAAGGAAATTGAGGAAGTCGTTTTGCGGCTATGCGACAGAATGAAAGTCGGCCGTGACGAATACTCGCCGTTTGACCAGCGTTGGTTGAGCATCGCAGTCACGCATTTCGAGCAGGGCTTTATGGCCTTGAACCGGGCTATATCTAAGCCGGGTCGGGTCAAGCTTGACGTTGACGAAGCTTTCGACCGTATCATGGAAGCCGAGTTGGAGAACATGATTGGCACGACAGAAGGCCGCGACAACGGGGTTTGATGCTAGCTGATCTGATCCTTGACGTAGAGACGCGCTCCTGCCTTCCGTTAAAGAAGGTGGGAGCGCACCGCTATTCGTTAGACAATTCCACGCAATGCTTTATCGCCTGCTACGGACAGCACAGCAAAGACATTAAGCGCTGGCGTCCGTTGGTTGAGCCGCCACCCTACGATCTGGTGACGCACATTGCCGATGGCGGCAAGGTGGTGGCCCATAACGCGCAGTTCGAGCGCGTGATCTGGAACAACACGATCCGGCGCGACTACCCGTTCCTGCCACCCATGACGATTGAACAAATGTCATGCACAATGGTGCGTGCGTTCAGTTGCAATTTGCCGGGTAAGCTGGAGCAATTGCTCAAGGTGCTTGGCCTGCCCGAGAAAGACATGAGTGGTCATGCTGTCATGCAGCGGATCACGCGACCTCGCAAGGTGGCTGCTGACGGCACTGTCACATGGTGGGAGGATGAAGATCGGATCGGCGTGGTCGAGGATTACTGTGAGCAAGACGTATACAGCGAGGGCTTTATCCACGCCACATTGCCAGAGCTATCGGAGGAAGAGTTAGCCCTCTGGCGGCTTGACCAGTACATCAATGAGCGTGGTGTGCCGATTGATATGGCATTTGTCAATCGTGCTGCCGAGTTAGTCGAATACGCCAAGCGTCGCGCCCATGACGAGATATGGAAGCTAACGGGCGGTGAAGTTAGTAAGACCACCGATGTGCAAGGTTTGACACGCTGGCTCAACAAGCGAGGCGTCACCACGGGTAGCTTACGCGCAGGCGACAGGGCACGCCTGATTGCAATGGCGGAATTCCTTGGCGACGACGAAGCCGAAGGCGTCATAGAGACGCGGATGACAGGGGCCAAGACCAGCACGGCCAAGTACAAAGCGCAGCAGCTTACGGTTTGTGCTGACGGCTACGAGCGCGGATCGCTGCAATTCGGCGGTGCGCAGCAGACAATGCGATGGGCCGGCAGGCTCACGCAGAAACAGAATTACCCGCGCGTTGCCGACGACAACGAGGAACAGATCGTCGCTTTCGTAGTCGGGTTGACCAAGGATACCACCCGGCCGCTTTCACAGATTTACGACATGATCGAAGCCATAGGCCCGCCCAACCTCGCCAACGGCGACAGACAGGACGGCCTTGCGACGTTGACGTGGCTGTCCAGAAGCCTGCGCAGCACGATAGGGGTGGTTGATCCGCGCGACACGCTAATTGGTGGTGACTTTAGCAACATCGAAGGTCGCGTCAATGCGTGGCTATCCGACGAGCACTGGAAGCTGCAAGCTTTTCGTGCGTATGACACCGGCACCGGACCAGACTTGTATAACTTGGCATTCGCCCGGTCCTTTAACGTGCCAGTCGAAAGCGTTACCAAGCCCCAGCGACAGATCGGCAAGGTGGAAGAGTTAGCATGCGGTTATCAGGGCGGTGTTGGTGCTTTCGTGACGATGGTCAACACCTACCTCATCAAGCTAGTCGGTTTGGCAAAGGCTATTCAGCAGACCACGCCTGCCGACCAATGGGATGCTATGGCAGCGAGGTATCAGCGAGCCACGGACAAATTCGACCTTGACGAATTCGTGTGGACGGCAGTCAAACTGGCGGTGGTTGGCTGGCGCAAAGTAAACCCGCAGATCGTCAGTAACTGGTGGGAGCTACAGGATGCGGCGATTACCGCAACGCTCTACCCCAGCAGCGTTGTCCCCGTGTATGGCGGTAGGTGTAAGTACGTCTCGGACGGTAACTTTCTCTACTGCGTTGTTCCAAGCGGCGGCGCTCTAATGTACTGCCAGCCTCACGTTGTTGAGGAAACCAAAGAGGTAATCTACGATGGTGCGCAGTATATAACCACGGACACTTTACTGCCCGAAGAGCTTGACGCGCTGGTTTCTCAAGGTTACAAGGTTACACAACGCAAATCACGCGGCGTCCGGTTCTACGGGTTAAGCGATACAAAGCAGTGGGTTAGGAAAGCTTTGTACGGTGGGTACCAGTGCGAGAACATCGTGCAGCGCGTAGCACGTGATGTAATGGCGGCGGCAATGCGACGTGCCGACGCTGCCGGCTTCTCGTTACGCCTCACAGTACATGACGAGCTTTTGGCTTTGACTAGGCTTAACTGGTACGAACGGCCCGCTGACCGGGAGAGGCAATTTAAATGTCTGATGGAGCAGCCGTTGACGTGGGCACCGGGTCTACCAGTGGTAGCCAAAACATGGTCGGGACCAACGTACACCAAGTGATGCAATATCCCGCAGCCAAGCTTGACGGGCTGCTGCACCACATGCTGGCGATTGGTCTGAATGTTGACGTGCCCACGTCAGCAATTGTTGACGTACTAGGTGCAACGACAGGCAAGACACCGGAGCACTTAGGCCCGTATGTCGGCCGGTTTAACCTCTACATGCAGCGCCGTGGTTATTCCCACCGGCTTGTGGTTGGTAATGCGTTCAAGTCCTATCGCCTCATATCGTTGTGAGGTTGAGCTATGCCAACCGGGGCGGAAGCGGCTGCATTAGCCACACTAGGCTTTCGGGTTTTTAGGATACGGGAGCGTGATAAGAAACCCGCCATCAAAGCCTTTCCAGAGCTTGCTACGTCAGACGCTAGCGTTATCAGGGCTGAATGGGGTAGCGATGGTGCTTACAATATTGGCATCGCTACTGGTAATGGCTACGTTGTATTCGATCTTGACCTCCATAAGCATCTTGGAATTAAAGAAGCCTTCACCAAAGCCGGCGGTCATTTTGAGACGAGAATACATGTAAGCCCGCAAGGTGGTTGGCACGTATTTTACAGGCTCAAGCCTGACGATCATTTTATGACAGTGCAGAATGTGATTTCTGGTATCGACGTGCGATGTGACGGTGGCTATGTCGTTGGTCCCGGCTCGATGATTATCGATATGGTGAAAGGCATTGCCGGCTTCTATGAAGTTAGGTCCGATCTGCCGATGGCCGATCTTCCTGATGCTCTGCGTGGTATCCTCAAGCCAGCCAAGAGCCGAAGGGAACGGCTCAACGGTCATGCTGACAGCGAGAAGTCCATCCCTCTGTACCGGGACTATCTGCTACGCCTTGCCCCGCCTGCCATCGAGGGACAAGGAGGCAATCAAACCACCTATGGCGTAGCCTGCATGGGGGTTAGAGACTATGGGCTGACGCCCATAACCGTATGGAACCTGATGCTGGAAGATTATAACTTCCGTTGCGTACCGCCGTGGGACAGAGACGATCTGGAACGGATCGTAGAGAATGCCGACAACTACGCCATAGGCGACTTGGGATCACGCGACCCCGACGTGGTGTTGAGCGAATTTCGATTTAATCCGATACCGCCGCCAGTTGCCGATCCAGGCTTGTTCGATACAGCGGCTTTCGACCCTGACAACATACCGGCACAAGACTGGCTGATGCCGCACTTCCTCCTGCGAGGCGAGCTAACCATACTGGCAGGCCCTAGTGGTGTAGGCAAGTCAAGCCTTATGCTGACGGCAGCGGCGCATGCTGCCGTAGGCCGACAATTCGGCATACTGGAACCACGCTATGCCTTTGATAGTCTGGTGGTCAATGCAGAGGATAGCGTTGCCGTGATGCAAGGCCGCTTGTGGGCGGCGTGTAAGGTCCACCATATCGACTACGAGCCAACCATTAATGGTGGTCGCGTCAAGCTGTTTGACGACAGTCTCGGCTTGATACTGGCTGACGTACAAGGAGGAAAGATCGTCATACCTCAGGAAACAATTGCTTTCTTTGACGAGGTTATGCGTCGTCATCCCACCATCAAAGTATTTTTTCTTGATCCGCTAGGTCAGATGATGGGCAGCGGGATCAACGAGAATGACAACGGCCAGATGGGCATTGTCATGCGATTGTTGGTATGGTTGGCTAGGCGGTATAATGTTGCCCTCGTGATTGGGCAGCATGTACCGAAACGGCTGCAAGAGAGTAAGGACTTTGACCCTTCTAGCATGGACAACGTGCGTGGGGCATCAGCTATAACCGGCCGTGCGCGTATTGTGACGGTCATGTGGGGCCAGACACTAATTGAACGGGTAGAACAAGGTACGCATCCCGACGTGGTGTCTGCGCGATTTGTGAAAAACAGCTATGGTTGGTATCCAAGAGAACCATCTTGGTTTCAGCGGAAGGTAGAGTACGTCAAAGCCAGCAATGACGGTTTGCACAGAGACAGCTACGTAACGCTTGAGCCAGTTAATGGCCGTGCGCTAATAAGCGCTGTTGAGGCTAGACGTATAGAGATAATAGGCAAATACCTGATTGAATTTAGTATGACAGCCGTAGGACCAGAGACAGCGGCAACATGGATACTAAGTGAAGGTAGCGGTGAATTATCACAGGATAGTGAGGTTCACGATATTGGCACACGCCGTGGCATGGCCGACAAACTGCGCAAGATGTTTGCCCGTGGTGCGAGGACATTTCAGTATATTGCCGATAATGGTGACACATACATCATGTCATTGGACGTTAGCCAGTCACGTGCTCACCAAATTGTGATGTTGCCGACGAGCAATAAAATCGTGCTACCAACTCCGGTGCTACCAATGGGAGGGGCTAAGACATGAGAGACGAGGAAAGGAAGAATAAGATTTTTGCCGCATGGATGACGCTACTGCTTCTTGGCGGCATTCTGCTGGTGGTGCTGTCATGGGCCAGCAAGAGCAAGGCCGAAGAGTACAGCATGGTCAGTGATGCCAGCAAGACGTACTGCTACGAATATGCCCAGCGTGAAGTGCAGAGGGCGACTGACAAGATGGGGGCTTTGGTGGTGGCCTACAGCGATTGCATCAGCGTCCTGCCGGAACGCCTGCCTCTCGCAGAGCTTCAAGGCACCGCGCCGGCCGCAGATCGGCCCGCCTCGAACGATGACGGTTGGAGCGAAGCTTGCGAGCGTGAGTATCGCTCGTGGGATAAGGCGACGGGCACGGTGGTCCGTAGAGGCTCGCCAGACCGCGTAGAATGTCCGCTGGTCATGGAGGGCGGGGAGTGGGTTGTTCCCTGATGGCGGGGCCTCCACGCCTCACGGCGAAGCCTTGTAAACGAAAAGGCCGGGGCGCTGGTGGCAACCCCGGCCTTCTGACCCCGCTCCGGTGCGACGAGAACGAGACAAGACAACAACAAGCCACGCTAGCTAGCCCGCGATCCGGGGCAGTGTCAAGAAAAAGGGAAAGCCGGGTCCGGTCACTTGTGACAGTTAGCGCCTTAACCGGCTCTCCAAGTCAGATAGCAATTATGCCCAACCTTTGCAGGCATATCAGCAGCCCAATCAGAATGACAATCAGAATGATTATGTTAAGAAAGGGCTGCGGCACTGGAAGGTAGGTACTGATTGCCCATACCAATACGCCGAAGATTGCGACAATCAGTAAAATGATTATCAGTGTCTCGATCATTTGGTTTTCCTTCCTCGCTTCACTTGCCTAGCCGTCGTACCGCGTTCGGTGACTGGTTCACTCCATGTCAGCTTGGCCGCGTTGTAGGCGTCAATGTCTTCCTGATTAGGAACCTCAGGGGTTCCAAAATCCCATGTCTGTTCCGGCGTCGGCTCGCCCGGTATCGTGCGGTCGGCCAGAAAGTCCATCAGGTCAACATTAGCCGGATCGGTTATCACGTCCTCGGGCAACCAGTAGCTACCGTCTTTAAGTGGCGCTGGCTCCAACGCACTGTACGAATGCGTTGGCGACACGCCCAGCACATACTCGGCGTCGGCTCGATTGAGGCTAATCATGGCACTCCCACTCCTGTCAGGTAAGCGCGTTTAGCGTTGTAAAGGGCGGTCACGTCAGCCGCAGTCAGGTTACCGCCAAAGCCGCCACCGGCCATAACCCCGCCGGTCCAATACTCAGTCGTGCCCGACAGGCCGAAGCGGAAAGTAGCATTACCCGGAGCGACAGAAGCACCGGCATTGGTCCCGATGGATACCGCGTTACGGTAGGCCGTCATGCTGGTTGATGACGCGCGACAGGCCGTCGTCAAACCCAAAGCATCGGCAATTGCCGCGACTACGCCCTGCCCGTTAACAATTGCATAGACGTTGTTGTTAAAGGCGCTTTTGGGGTAGATGTAGCTGGTGGTGGTCGCGTTAAGAATGCCCCCGGTAATAGCCGTAGCCGTCAGGCTCCATGCGAACAGGCTGGCATCGTTCTGTGTGAACTTAGGCGTTGGTGCCGTTGTTGGGTTAAACCCAGTGTCAATGTATTTTGAAGCTGCGCCGGTGAAACCTTGATCGGCCGTGAACGCCGGACTGTTAACCAGCGTACCATTGTAGGTTCCCGGCTTGACCCAGTTGACCAACGCCGCCTGACTGTCCGCCGCTGCATGCTCTTGGTATTCGTCCAGCTTGTCCCATACACCAGCCTTGACCAGATCAAACACGCAGGCCCGGATAAGCGCAACACGGCCAGCCGTTGGTGGCGTGGTGAACGCAGCAACAATCTTCTCGACGGCTATGTCGGCGATATAACCAGCAAGAGCGTTGTAAAGGGCAGTGTGTTCCGCAGCACTAAGGCTTTGTCCAAAGCCGCCAGCCGCGATCTGCCCGGTCCAGAACGTGCCCTGTCCCTTGAGGAACGACAGTTTGAAGTTGGCAAGCGTAGTGGATGCCGCCGCGTTCGTACCTTGGCTAACGCCGTTTCGATACAGCGTTGTCAGGACTGACGATGACCTATCATCCGCCCACAAGCCTGTAGCATCGGTGCTCGCCACGCTGATATTGGTCGTGCCCTGATGCATGCGAACGATGTTGACATTGCTAGTCCGACGAGGCTGGAACGCTATCGCCGCACTGGTATCCGCCCCTGCAATGTCCGCATCTATGCCCGTGCTAGTCAGGCTCCATGCGAACAGGTTTGCGCTGTCGAGCACGTATTTTGGGGACGGTGCAGTCGTCGGCAGGAAAAGGCTGTCGATGTAGGCCGTATTGGCTCCAGTGAAACCCCTGTCAGCCGTAAACGCCGGACTGTTGATCAGTACACCGTTATACGTTCCCGGCTTGACCCAATTGACTAGCGCCGCCTGACTATCGGCCGCAGCGTGAAGCTGCAATTCGTCCAACTTGTCCCACACGTTAACCGGCAACTTGAGTGCCTTGACGCATGTATCGATGCTGGTCTTACGGGCTTCGGTTGGTGGTATGGTGAAGCCAGCAAAGATTGCATCGGATGCCGGGTCGTACGGAGATACAGGACCGCCACCGCCAGCACCAGACTGGCGTGCTTTCATGTCCAGTCCAATGCTGAGCGAAGTCATGTTAGTTCCACCCTACGATCAAGGTTGCCGTTGTGCCGGTCGCCATCACCTTCTGCACTTGCACAGGTAATACCCCTATTGGCACGGCCTTGTGCAGCACTGGTACGGTATCGCCAACCAGCAACACGTTTACGTCGCCTGCACCGCCGATATACAGGCTACGAAAGTTAACGATGGTGGCATCGCTAGGAACCACCAATCGGGCACTCGCTGCTGGCGTAGTCGAACCACTCATTCCGGGAACGAATGTATCAGCCATGTCATCCTCCTGAAAAGTTAAGAACGTGCTCGCGCCAAAGGTCATTAACCTCTGACTTGTCCAGTCCGGGCGACCACGGCAGTCGATTGATATCCCACTTGCCTGCCTGCGGTACGCCCATAGTCGATTGCCACTCACCATGTGACAGCATCTTGGTGCGATCTACTGGTATGTCGTACTTCTTGCCTAGTTCAGCCGCGACCTTTGCCGCTATGCGCCACTGAGTTTCAGTCAACGGATACTTGCCCGCGTCAAAAGGGCTTTCAACTGCACCAGCCATGCAAGCACAACTGATACCGATGTTCTTGGTGTTGGCTTGGCTAGTGTGGGCAGCATAATTGTCATCGCCAGTGGACACGTTGTCGCTGATAGGGTGGTCGCCGCGTATCAACTTGCCATCACTCTCAATGATAATGTGATAGCACTCCTTGTCGTGGTCGCTGGCTACGTACGCACCGGCTGTCCAATGGAGGGTAATATACGTCATGTCACAGTCTGGCATCCACGCTGCGGGGACAATGTTGCCCATATCCTCAGGCGGCACGACTGGCACTAACAGGTCAATGCCATCGTCAAACCAGCCTTCACACGCACCAGCCGTTGCCTTGCCCCAGTAACCGTCAGCCCCATAAGGGCCGCAGCTATAACCGTGGTCGATAAGCAACTTCTGGAAGTCAACCGGCGTGAGTGTCATCCTCTTTCTCCGTTGTCGCCGTCTTGTGTGGAGATAGAATTTCCTTGGCATTCATTCCCATGTACGTCGCCATTGCGCCAACCAGTACGCCACCTAACGCTATCAGCACGTCACCACCGACCTCGCCAAGCTTCCAGCCTATCAACACTCCAAGAGGTACCAGTACGAATATGCCAACCGCACCACATGCTGCAATGACTAGTGCCGCTACGCCACGATAGTCAGGCTCTTTCATATTAGCCCGTCAAGAATGCTTCGACACGATGGATGGTCATTACGTCGGCGGCATTGGCTAGTGTCACGCGCACATTGAGCGGTTGGTCGATAGTCGTCGCCGCAAGTGAACCACTCGCGCCAACTCGCGGAGTGGCGAGGTTCTGTTCTAACTTACTAGATGTACGCTGGTTACTACGGCCATTACAGAACACGTCAAACTCAGCACGAAAAGCCGTGCCCGCCGCTGGTGTTCCGACCACGCCCAAGGTCGCCAAGCTGACAGAAGTCATAGCTAGCTCTATGGTCGCGCCGGCACTCACACTATCCATCAAACCATGCACGACCACCCTTAACTTAGACTGTGTGTTCTCAAACCGATAGGCTGGTACGGTGTACGGCGTGCTGACTGTCGTCTTGACTGCCGTTCCCGTATGCACCAACGCGCTGGTGTCCAGCCCAACTCGTACTTCCGAAAACTCGTCGCTATCAATGTTGGCTGTTACACTAGAGTAAGCATTGACTAGGTATTTTACGTCGTTCTCGATGCCTGCGCCATCATTGTAGTTGTTAGTGAAATCCTCTGAATAAACACCTCCGGTTTGCACCACCACGGCTGTTGTATTGTTTTTGAAATTATTGCCGACAGGATGCACACGTGACACATTGTCCACGTGGACACCAATCACACAGTTATCAAACGTACACCAATCGACGTGGCCTTGCGCACCACGTGACCAGTAGACGCCGCTCTGTGTGCAATTGATAAACTGGCAACCACCGGCCAAGCTGGTCGCACCGTAGCCTACGCTTGCCTCGCTGGTATTAACAGCCACGCCAGAACGGCAACCCGTGAATATGCCGCCAGCTACCCGGAGCATGCTGGTGTTGAAGCCGTATATACCTGTCCAGTCACAGTTAACGCAGTGAACGTTGATGGCATACAAGTCTGCGCCCATCTCGGCCGACAGACCAATACGGGTAGAGTTGGAGGCGAAATTCTGAAATTTAATATTCTCAACCTGAACGTATACGCCGGGTCCGATCACTCTGATGCCGTGGTCATAGTCACCGCCACCTGTACCGCTGATTATGGTGGTCGGCACGGCAGGATGTGTAGCAGCAGCACCTTTTATGACCGCCCGGTTACGGGATGGCGTGTCAAATACCGCTGCACTGGTTAGCGTGTATGTCCCGGCAGCAATGTTGATAACCCAAAAGCCACCAAGCATGGGCAATTGCTTGTCGACAATATCGAAGGCTTTTTGGATTGTCAGAACGGGCAGACTTAACGTCAATCCGTGATTGTTGTCATTGCCAGTGGTTGCCACATACACATTATAGGTGTCAGCTAGATTATCCCTGACATAATCGAGAACGTTAATGCTGCCAGTGCTATCCTGCATGACCAATGCACGGTCGCCAACTTGTGTCTGTATGTTGGCTGCACCGGGTAGCTTTAGCGTGGTCGAATGCAGCAGGATCGGCGTACCGCTAAATACCAGCCATGCTGTGCGACCATTATGTGGTGTAGCAAAGCTAATGGCAGAGATTGTTACAGTACCAGTTACGTAGAATAATCCACCATAATCAAGCACCACACTGGACGCTGACGCTATGTTGGCAGCAGCGCGTTCCCACATGGACGCCAGCGCGTCTGGCGTGACCACCTTTACCGTGTCAACACCAGTCAGCACTTCGTCCTTGGTGGCGACTGCTGGCGTTGCTCCCGCTGGTCCCGTCGCACCTGTTGCGCCCGCCAGCCCCGTCAGTCCGCGCGGCCCCTGCAAGCCTTGAGGCCCCTGCGGCCCCTGCGATCCTGCTGGCCCCGTAGGGCCTGCTGGACCCCCCGGCGTTCCTGCTGGTCCTGCTGGCCCCTGCGCCCCCGGAGCACCGTCCGCTCCCGCTGGTCCTGCTGGTCCGGGCGGTCCCGGCTCCCCACCACCGCCACCCGTGCCGCCGCCTAGCTCCTGAACCTGTTGCAGCCCCATCCAGAGGCGGTCTGTTTCTCGTACGATCTTGTCGCGTACGAATGCGTCGTCATTATCAAAGTCAGACAGGAACGGCATGCCCCTGCCAACCTTGATCCGGTTCAGACCGGCGCCAATCTTATCCAGCAGAGCCGTTGTCGGCGTGACGATGACTGTTAGATAGGACGGGTTAACTGGATCGTCCCACGTTACGCTATAGTCCACGCTAGGTACGGCTATGCTATCAGCCCCACCATAAAGTACATACGCATCCGATAGCTGATACATCGGAATAGGCACGCTAATGGGCACGTTAGCAACAACACCAACGAACTCTAGCTCGACAATGGTGGTGGCTATGCTCATCGCCGTTTCGCCTTTTCAAGCACTTCAATCCGTTGCATCAGGTCGCCAAGCGTTGGCGCAGTTGGTTCCGGCATCTTGGACTGGACAATACGCTGGTTGTAATATTCCTCGAAGGTCAGCGGCGGCGTCAGCGTGATAACCCCATACTCAGGGTGGTCAAGAACCGCCCAGCGGGTCGGCTCAATCTCAACCCAGTCTTCAACCGCACCGGGGATTGGCTCATTATCCATTACAGCACCTGATAGCTGAACTGAAAGCTGATATTACGATTTACCGTTGTGATCGAAGTCCAAGTCAAGTTAGCCGTGTCATTTGTGAAATTGGCAGACATATAAACGGCAATGCCGTCCGATGTTGCGCCAGCGCCGCCAAGCTGGGGTAAAGATGCTAAAGCACTAGGTATGGGCAAGCTCATAGTTATTTGGGTGGCGACTGGTGCAGCCGCCGAGCCTGCTGTCGCATCAGCCGATAGATTGCCAAAAACCGTCACCCTGTTCAAAACTCTATACCAGCCAGTAATGTTAGCTGTCGAAGCATCCATATTTGCAACGTGGACAATGGTAGGCGTATAAGTACCTTCTGTCTCATTTACTGGTCCTGCGGGTCCGGTTGGACCTGTCGCACCGGCTGGTCCTGTTGGCCCGACTGATCCGGCTGTACCGGCTGGTCCTGTCGGACCAGTGCTACCCGGAATGCCCTGTACGCCTTGTGGGCCTTCCGCACCGGGCGTTCCGGCTGGTCCCGTTGGTCCCGTTGACCCCGGCACACCCGGCACGCCTTGTGGCCCAATTGGCCCCGGCTCGCCTGCTACACCAGCCTGTAGCTGCTGTAGGCCCATCCATATTTCATCAATCTCGCTGACGATCTTCTCACGCACGAATGCGTCATCGTTGTCGAAATCCGTAGTCAGCGGCAGTCTACGAATGACATAGATGACATTAGGACCACTGGCAGCGATCTTGTCCAGCAAAGACACTGTAGGCGTGAGCGTGAACGACAACAGGTCAGATGCCAATTCAACGATGTAGTCCAGACCGCTCGTCGCGAGCCGTCGCAAATCACCATAGGCGACATAGATGGTGGATGGATCACCATTGGTCTGCATGGCCACGGAGATAGGCACGCCTGCAACGACATTCATAAAGCCGATTTCGACAGTGGTTGCGGCTACGGTCATTGCGTAAATATCCCCTGATCCGGCTCAAACCCTCTGCGGTATGGCGTACCCGTCTCTTTCGCTCGCTTGATCCTGTTCCGGTTACGTGTCCTTGCACCAGCAGGATCAATCGTCTCGTTGAAGAGGTTGATAAAATCACGCTCAATGATCGGCTGTAACCAGAACGTTTGCGGGAGCACATATCTCTGCGCAAGGCTTAGTATCTGTGAGCCATACTCACCAGCCGTTAGCTCGCCCGTCCGCTCTGTCAGGCCAAGCCATTGCAACGGCGAGGCCAGCCCCGCGTCAATGGCACTACCCCACGCGTTCGCCAGTGGTCCAGCCATCTGACTAGAGATACGATTGCCCGTATCGTTCTGTATGGCCGCTCCAACATAATCCGATGCAATACTAAACACCCCGCCCGTCAAAGCCGATTTCATCCAGAAATTTCCGTCCTTCATATCGGCAAATTCCTTGCCGGCAATCAGGTTGCGTAGCTGCTGCGATATGGCACCAGCCATCAGGCCGGTAAACATCAACGCCGTAATCAATTGCCCCTTGCGCATTTTGCTATCCATGCCAGCAAACATGCGAGAATAGACCATCAGATATGTCAGGGGATAGCCGCCAAACATCGAGGCCGAATGCTGGAAAGCACCACGGGCAGTATCAGGTCTTGTGCCGCCCTTCATCCACACACCGGCTTCTAGCGAGGTGGCAATCACCATGCGCCTGCCCTCGTTGTAGAGCATCGCCTGAAACTTCTGCGCAATCTCTGGCGCATCCTCGTGCTTGAGCTTGTATATATCCATTGGCTTGAGGAAACCAGCACTACCGTCACCTCGTGGTCTATAAGTCTCTGTCTCGTGCCGCACGATATCCCATTCGCGCTCCGTGATACCGGCACGCTCAAACATTTCTCTTGTCGCCAAGCTATTAAAGCTCTTGTCGCGCAGCCGGTGCAGCGACCCCATCATTTCTTTCTGGTTAGCAGCACGCAAAGCGTTGGTGTGACGGCTCATAAAGTTGGCACGCATGGCCGTATCGCTGACGCGCTTCGACCACTCGTAGCCATACGTCTCAAATGGCCCAAACCTCGTAGCCGAAAAGCCTGAGGATATAATCTCGTCAGTGGCGATAGCGCTCTGTATCAAGAACTCTTGGCTACGGCGGTACTGCACCAAGTTTGCCAAGTAATGGCCCATGAAGCGTAGCACAGGCTGATGGTTGGCCCACCTCGTAATCATGGTGGTCGCCAAGTCACTCGGCACCGCCGTAAAGATTGCCTTGGCGAGCATGGCGGCAGAAGCAAGGTTGGTGGTTACGCCCGATACCGTCGCAATACGACTGTTGGGATCGATAGGATTGTTGCGCAGGATATTCCTAGCCATGTTGTCAAACGTCTGGTTCAACACAGCCTTGGTATCGTCAACGGCTCGCGCGGCGTTCACCGTCTTGCCCTCGGCCTGTACGTCCGAAGCGTGCTTGAGTGCCAAACCCTTGATAACGTCGATCATAGCCTCAGGATTAGGGCCAAGCACCTTAATCATCGCGACCTTCCACGCCATCCTGTCTAGGTCGCGGACCATCACGTCAAATATGGTGCTGTTCTTATCGCCGTATTTCTTGTTAGCAGCCTCCCACGATACTGCGTCCTTAAACACCAGCATCTGGTTCATATCGAGCATGTCGCCAATTGCGGCACCCTGCCCACCACCTTTTCCCGGTGTGTATTCGTTATTGCCATCGCTGGCGCGGAACAGCTTTACGTTCTTGAGAAAGTCCTCACGCTCGCCGGGTTCAATCAAGCGACCTTCCGGCCACGTCTGGCTGTTCCAGTCGATCCAATTCATGTAGTCGGCAACAAAGTCCTGTATTGGAGCCATAGCAGCCTGCGTGGACCCCAGCGTATCCGGCAGTATGTTAAGGCCCTTCGGCTTACGGATGGCACCACCGACATGATTGAAGTCGTCAAGCGCCACGTCTTTAACGCGCCTGTAGGCATCGGCAATCTGCTTTGCTGCCGGATCGTGCGTGTTGATACCGTCAAGCTCACGAATGATGTTGGGAAAGTGTGCCTTGCCGATCTGCCGGCCGAATGCACCCTTGCTAAAACTGTCCAGCACGTTCTCAAAGAAGCTTTGGTATCGCCCTTTGTAGGTCGCGTACTCTGTCGTGACATTCGGACCGACAATGGCCTCGTGATCCTCTAGGAATGACTTGGCACCTCGTGCGATCTTGCGTCCTACACGCTTGCCAAACCCTGCCTTGACCTCTGCCTGCTGCATCCGCTCCACAACGTCAGCAACCACCGCAACCTTCTTTTGCGCCATTCGAGCGCGGGCGTCAGTCTTTTCCTGCATCTGGCTAAGAACCGTCTCAACGGCGCGGTCAGCAGCTTCGGCGGGGTTGCTGCCCTCACGGATGTACTGTTCCTTGTACCTGTCGTAGACCGCAGTCGCTTCCTCGATACCCTTCGGCCCAATAGCCTTCTTCTTAGCTTCCTTGAGCTTCACGTTCTCCGCTTTGATATTGTCAACGAGGCATTGCACATACTTATCCAACTGCGCATACCCCTATGATGTTTAACACGGTGCTATCGTCGTCAACATCCTCAAGCAGTTTCCTTAGGGTGGTCCCGTCTCTTTCTACAGGCACGTCAAGTATCTTGCGAATGTCAACGTTGGTCCCGCTAACCCTAAAGTCCATGCCCTTCTCAAGCTCTGTCGTATCTTCGCCAGCAGCCTTAGCCTTCTCAAGCCTGTCAATGTTGCTCAACACCTTGGACACTTGCGTACGTGTATCGTCAGCACGTTTTGCCAAGCCGGCATTGGCCTGCTTAGTGTTGCGGTTAGCCACGTCGGTCAGAAGATCGTTAGGACCAGCATCCTTAGCTTCCGGCACCCCTCGTGTCTTGCTCTGTGCCGTTGACGCTGGTGCGCTGTCGGGAACGTTGTCCAGTATGCCCCCAACTTTCTGGTTTGGCGACACCAGCTTGGCGACGTTGGCCCACAAGGCGTCTTTCTGCTGCGGAGATATTCTGTAGGTCCGCTGTGCCCGTGCCAGAGCAAGCTCAACGGCAGGCATATGTTCGTTGATCTTCGTCATCAAATTCAGAATGCGCTTGTGGACGCCTAGCTCGTCAAGCGGCTCACTAGCACGTATTGTCGTCGGCACTGGCTCGCGCCGTTCCACCAACTCCTGTAGCTTTGCCGCAGCTAGACCTTTGTCTTTTGGCTTGGCACCAGCTAAAGCAGCCTGTGCCCTCTTAATCTCAGCTTCCAGCGTTGTCGTAACGCCAAGCTTCTTCTGCTCATTGATGGCACGATTGGTCTTTAGTTGTTCCTGTGCCTCTGCTAGCTGACGCCGCAAGTCGTCAAGAGTTTCAAACGTGGTGCGGTCAAGCGCACGGGCAGCATCCCCTAGCGTGGCAAAGCCATCAACGCCAAGCTTCGTCACAGCACTCGGCTTTAAGTCACCGCTACCGGGCCTGTAAGGCCGCACGTTGACAGAGGAACCGACCGGCACCGGCTCTGGTGACATGTTCTCGGGTTGGCTGGCCCATGTGTTGTGCATCTTGTCCGCTTCGTCAATCACGCCAGCAGCACGCTTGGCGTATGACGGACTGAAACGCTCTAGCACTTCGCGCTCGCCGGATGACAGCGGCTCGAACTCCCGGATCGGCGGTGCTACAGCCTCCCCACCGGGAACGGCCTCAGGAGGCCCAAGGATGCCTCCGGGCGGTGCTGGTGGGGGTGGAGTAGCCGGCTTGGGCAAAACGCGCCGTACGCCCGCCCTGAGGCCCCGGAGGGCAGCATTGAACGCAATAGGAGCCGCCGCACCAAAGGCAATATTGGTTACAGTGCCCATCGTCGTTGGCTCAACCCCGAAATACCGCATGTTCTCGCGGACGCCGGTAAACTCGTCAATTGCAGCCGTCGCCATGCCCAAGCCGGCCTCTGTTGCGATCCGCGCAATTGTGGTCCTAGCAAAACCTGTCGGCAACAAATTCAACGCAAAAGCCGGATTGACTACGGGATCAAACGCCCGGACCGTTCCAGCTGCAAACTCGGCAACACCCGGCACAAAACCACTGATACGGGAGGCACGCTTTTGCGCTTGCTGTCCGCGCTGATACACAGCCGACAGCAATTCCTCGGTGTCAAGAATGCCAGCGTCGGGATACCGCTCTTTCAGATTTTTGTACTGTAAGTCCAGTCCGCTCTTGTTAATTGCCCTCGTACGTCGTGCATCGGCACCGAGCATCGGCACATCGTCAGTACCATAAACCTCACGGATGAAGCTTGTGTAATCCTCAAGACCTACCCCGCCACCAATGCTCTTTAACGTTGGCAGAGCTTCCCCGCCTGCTGCCACGATCCGCTGGTTGTTCTGGTACTCTTCCTCTTTGTACGCAAACTCAAAGCCATGCGTGCTGTAGATCATACCCTCTTGTTCCAGCGCCGCCAAGAACGACGACACCGTACCTAACGGCCCACCGCCTCGCGAGCCGTTGTTAAGCGAGATATCCGATGTTGTCCTGCGGAGCGAAGCAACCATTAACGTTTCTCGTAATTCCTAATCGCCTTGCCAATGTCCGGTATTAGCTTGCTCGCGTCTCTTTCCGTTCTTTCCTGAAATTCACCCGTCTTTCGGTTAAACACCAACCTAATCCGAGACGTTGACCTGTCCTCTTTTGGTGCAGGCCCACCATCAGCTAGCAGCTTGTCTACCCACGCAATTACGTCTGGATCGTTAGCAGCTATCGCAGCTTGAATTTCCGGTAAGAACTTTCCGTCCTCTATGATGGCTGACAACATTTCACCGGGACCGGCTATTTCAGGTAAGTCAGCAGGGTCAATAAGCCCTTTCACCTTCTCCCAGCCCGCTTTTACGTTATTCGGTATATCCCTCGACGTATCAAATTCGTCATTTCTGCCAATAGCCCCACCATACAAATCATTCATCATGGTCATAAACCAACCGCGACTTTGATCGTCAATGTTGGTCGAAAGCTTATCCCCGCCAATGAAGCCTTTTATGTCGTTACTGCCGCTATTACCACCCTCTGGCGTTCCATTGCCGGGGTAGTACGTGTCCATGTAGTCTTTCAGCAGATTGTCTTTCGTCTCTTGGTCAAAGTCCATGCCGTCAAGCACGGTCTTATAACCCTCGTAGGCTATCGCAGCAGCACGCGCGTCAATCTCGTCTTGCGTGATTGGCTTGACCTCCTTACGAGGAGTAGATACTGGCGGCACGTAGTCGTCTCTAGGCTCCCGCCCGCCTGTCCTCAGATACATGTTCCGCATCCGCTCCGCACGCATGCGCAAGCGATTGAGTGCTATCGGATCGTCCTGCCCGACTGGCATACCCATGCCCGTGATCGGTGGCGGCACGGGTGGTCCGATTGTCGCCTTGGTGGCCCTGCCAGATCGTGTCACGGACGGAGGTGGTGCTACCGCTGGCGCGGCAGGGTCATTACGCCTGCCACCCCACGCTTCGGCGGGGTATATTGGAGGCTGGGAAGTCTCATTTGTCGGCAACACTTGCAGGGGCGTATCCTGCCCAACTGGCATGCCCATACCGCTAACTGGTGGTGGCGCGGGCTTCGGCAATCCCTCTATGTAGTCAAGAGTAGACTGATCCATCGCATCAGGCTGCACGGTCGGCGTCTGGTGAATGCCCGTGATCGGGTCAACCACCGTGCCTTCCGGTAGCTCAACACCGTCTGCCCTTGCTTCGTCCAAGCCCTCTTGCACCATCTTGCTCGTGACGTGCATGATGAAAGGTTGTGGCACCTGTCCCGGCTCTGGCGGAATACCGGAGAATAGCTCGCCATCAGGCAGGGCAACCTTGTAATCCCCTAAATTGTTGATGGCGAAGAACTGAGCGCCAGCCAAGTCCTCCATGTCAACCGGATCACCATTGGCATCGACAGGGAATGATTTGTCCTGACTGTTCGCCGCCCAGTCAACGTCACGGGCAACTGTCGTCCACGTCTTTAGGTCTGCTGCCGGAACGTCCTTGGGCAACCATGTCTCAACACCATTCACCACGTCAACCGTCATGCCCATAGACTGAGCAATAGCTTCTTTGAGTGTTGCTGTATTTAGCTCTGCGTATGGCGTACGCCGCGTCATGTCGGCATAAATAGCCTTTGCTATGTCAGGCAATAATTTTCGCGTCTCTTGGTCAAGCATGGCGTCGGCACCACCGACTATATTGGCGTATTCTGTCAAGAACTCATCGTTAGTAACACCCCAGCCTTTCACCAAATCCGGGTTGGCGGCTAGGGCCTTGCTGCCACGCAGAATGCTCAGAGCCACGTTTGCGCCATCGGGGTCCCTATACCTGTTACCAGCAATGGCGAATGACGGGTTTTTGGTGCCTAGCTGTTCATAAGCAGCATCCTGCATATTGCTGGACATACCACTGATCGCACCTAGCAGAGCCAACTGCTGCGCTTCGTCATCACCGTTCATAACGGTCTGCATGAACGTCATTTCCTCGCTGCTGAAAGGCTTAACGTCTTTCGGCGCGACGTTCTGGTACTGAGCGTACTGTTCGGCATATTGGCTACGGGCGGCAAAATCCTCGGGCGTGATGTTGGTAGGGCCTAGCAACGTCGGAACGCCAAGCATCGGCGGTGGATTGGTGAAAGCATAACCAATCATGTCGCTATTAATAGCGGTGGTCTGAGTGCCAATTACACCGTTAAGCGTATCATACACAGTAAACTGCTGGTCCGTCATGGTAGGACCACCGGGGCCGCTTGCGGGCGTGTTGGCAGCACCTTCCCACCCGCCACCTTGCACCTTGGCCAAGTAGTCTTTTGTCTCTGTTGGCACGCGCGATGGATCGGCACCCGTCTCAAGCCACTGCTTAACGTTCCCCTCACCCCAGTTGTACGCCATAATGGCAAGGCGTTCGTCGCCATTGATCCAAGGACGCTCTTTCAAGTATTTCATGTAAAAAGACGCGGCTTCAGCAGCTTGCTCAAAATTTTCCGCGTCAAATTCCTTACCCATAAGCTTTTCGATATAAGCTTCTGTCTTAGGCAAAATCTGAAACGGACCTCTGGCACCGCTGTCCTTGTTCGTGCCGGGATTTAAGCTGCCACTGCTTTCCGCATACCAGATACCGCCCATCAAGGCCGGCGAATGCCCGTAGGCACCGGCCGTACGCTGGATCACAGGCGCTACGCTAGCTGGGAGGCTAACACCTCCCCCGCCACCGCCACCGCCACCGCCGCCGCCACCGCCGCCCTTTGCCGTTCCGCCACGAGCTTCAACAATTTCAACATGCCACGGCTCGTTAAGGCTGTCCTTGAGCGGGAATGCCAAACCAAATTCGCCGGCATGGGCATGCATCCACTGCGCCGCCGCCTTCGGCATGCTGGTGAATGAGCCACCATTGTAGCCAAGGTCCGCCGCCATCTTCTGGACGTGCTTGGAACCTGTTGCACTACCGACTGTCGGGCGAGGCCCACCACCAGCGCGAATGATCCGTTCTTGATCCTCCTTGGTGCGAGCACCCGAAAAGATCGACATGCCGGGAAAGCCTGCCGCCTCTGCCGCCTGAAACATGGCAGCAAGCCTTGTCTGCAAGCGACTATCCATATTCGTGATGTAGTAGTCTGGCTTTCCCTTGGTCAAACGATTACGCAAATACTCTGTAGCACCTGTGATATTGAGGGCACCGTTAGCCGTAGTATCCCGTGCAGCTTTCAAGTCAGCAGTGCTCATACCCCTAGCACTACGGTATGTCTCTTGCTTCCACACCATTTGGGCGTAGTCGCCCCTGTCCGTCGCATCGCCATACTTGGCGATGTTCTCACCAAGGCGGGCAATCTCACCGGGAGATAGCAACGCACTTTCGGGCATGCTGGTGGTGTAGGCTTCCGTGCGGGATTTAAAATCTGCTAGCTGGCCCTTATACATGGCTCGCAGGGCACCACCGGCTTGCGTGATGTTGCTGTCAACGGCCTTGACTAGCGCCTCATAGTGCGGTGCCAGAAACCGCTTTTCCCATGTGTCGGTGCCTAACTCCTGCCGAATGGCCTCCATCGCTGCTATGGGATCGGCGGCAGTCTCGGCAGCATGCAGCTTGCCCTCAAAGTATGAACTCGCTGCCTGCGAGGTGAAGGTGGCAATACCGTCTTTCTTGGCGACAGCATTGTACCCCGGCCGGGAATTCAGCAGATCAATACCGGCTTGCAGGCGCGTGTTGAAATTGGCTTCTGACGGATCGGTACGGATGGAGTTAAGCGACGTGTCCAACCCGGCTTGAGCGTCAAGCTTAGAGTTGTTGACAGCCATTGTCTGCTGATCTTCCCACGATCCAGCAGCAATCTGTCGCCTCTGTTCCAGCATCTTTAGCCGGATAGCATCGGCACCCTTTTTATCACCGGGATAGAGCTTGTTGTATTCGGCAATCTTCTCGTCGGTGAAGGTGTCGTAACGCTCAAGCACACCATCAGTATAGCCTTCACCCCCTAATGGCGCATTGTTGAAGGCGTCGATCTGCTGCGGTGCGAAGTCAGTCTTGGCCCAAAACTCGGCTGTCCGCATGGTGCGGGCATTACGCTCGCTTTCCTCGTTGGCTCCGGCCAGAGCACCACCAACGTTCCCTAGCGTAGCGCCAAGACCTTGCACGGCACGGCCGATGCCAGCACCAAACGCCTCGCCCGACGCATTAGTCTGCGGGGGTGCCTGCCTCGCTGTCTCAGTCGTCTGTGTGACCGGAATGAAAGGCATCAGGCCCTCGTCAAAATGTTGGCAGCACCACCAAGCCCGCCAAGGATCGATGAAGCAGCACTAATTGTCCCGGCCGTACGGGCGGCACTCGCGCTCATAAGCTCAAGGGTCGCTGTGTCCTCTTGCTCTAGCTCTAGCAGTTGACCTTTGTACTCAATGCGACGGACGTTAAGGGCTTGTGTGCGCATGCTATCAGCCATCACGTCCATAGCCGATCCTGTCATGCCAAGGTTATTGGCAGCATACTTGGCACGAATGCCCCATTTCTCGCGTCTGTTGTCAAGCTTGGTATCTTTCTTGACCTGATGTGTCTGCTGAGCAATCACCTTCTGGTTACGCTCGGCAACGGCAGCATTGTACTCATGGGAGGCAGCTACGGCTTGGGCCTCTTGCATAGCACCAGCGGCACCGACGACACCGCCGACAACTGACAGGCCCGCCGACAGCATACTCATGGCTGTGTCCTCGCGTAGAGGTATGCCGTCGATCCGTCCGGGTAGAAGGAAGCCATGCCGTGGGGCGTCTCGCAGCGGAAGCCCAAAACCCTCGCCAACCTACACCCGGCCGCGAATTCGGCGCGTACGGTCATTTCTATGCGTTTGGCGGGGTATGTATCGAGGGTGAACCGAAGTTGACGGACGATGGCGGTCATCGCCGGCCGCGCCCGGTCGCTAAACAGCGCCCACGCCACCGCCCGTCCACCCCACACCGGCATGACCCCTCCTGCCGCCACACAAAGCTCGTTGACCCAAGCCGACAGTGCTACCGACTGATCTATCATATCAGCCGTCACGACCGGGTTGTACTTCACCTCACACTGCTGCGCCTCTTGCGCTTTGATAAGCTCAATGTGATTGGCGTAGCAGGGACGGAAGTAGATCATCTATCGTCCGATACCATCGTTTGTGGTAGTACGGCTATGACATTCATCGGTAGAGGATCGACCTGTCTAAACCGTATGGTGCCTTCTTTGTCATAGCCCATTGGCACCACTGTCGTGTCGCTGGTGGCTGTCACAAGTGTTATCTCTGGTACGTTGGGGTTAAGGGCCGTGTGGTACAGGATCGGCGTCCATTCGGATAAGCCGGTATCCTCGTTGAACCGGCCAACCTCACCGCGAGCACTCTGCCAGAATGACATGACCACACTATGCGGGCGCTGGCTCTTGCCGTGGTTAGTACCCTCACGAGACATAATATTCGGGCTGACGATTTCACCCTCTGTCACAAAGGGCTTGCCGATAACGATATGCAAGGCCGGACGCTCCAACGTCAGAGCACCATTCACAACTGGCCCACGGTCATTGTAGATGATGTTATCGGCCAGATACGTGACTAACTGACCCTCTAAGTGCCACAACCCATACACTACGCTGGTTTCTACAGTACCATAATACCGCAGAGCGCTATCCACGTAAGTAGCGTCATCCTCTAGCAAATCGCCAAAATCCCAAAACCGGAATAGTCTCTCTATATACCTACGCCATTGACCATTAACAAACCTTTGAACCACCATCCATAACTGATCCGACTTGTCCGTGGGGGATGGGCATACGCACATATCCTCCACTACAGCACCAAAGTCATGCCGGTGCCCGCCTTTTACGTCAAACTCGTTGTTGTATGTTGCAGCGACCACGCTGCCGTCTGTACGTCTAGCCCACACGACAGTGTGCGGCTCCTGCTGGTACACGATTTGCTCAAGCGCTGGTTCTAGTAGATGCTGACCTAGCGCCGACATGGTGACGCTAGAGTACGCACCGGGCTGTGTCTCACCGCCCGGCTGCCAGCTATAGTCATATAGCGTGCGGCCATTGCCACTGAGCATAAGTACGTGGTTGTCGGCTAGCACAGGCTCGTGATCGATTGAGCCGCGCTCTGTCGTCTTTCTGATTTTGGCGTTGCGAGCACTCAGTGCTTCGTCAACTGGCGTCGTCAGAATGAATTCCTCTTTACCCGTACCAAGTAGCAAAGCCTCTTGTGCCGACTTGACCCACTGTATCTGCGACATATACCGGCTATTGGCGCGGATCACGATTGCGTGAGTATCGGCAACCACCTCTTGCGGACTGATCTGCCGAAAGTTGGTATGATTGCCCGTGCGTGAGCCAATGACATGATCGGGAAAGCCTGAGGCCCCAACACACCATAGCCTGTCCTCGTGGATCACGCCGGCAATGGGCCACCCTGTCGTGTCCGACCACACGCCTAACCGGAAGAACTGCACACGCTTGTTGAGCACCAGCGGATCGTTGCTCGGTAGTTGGAGCGTTATAGTGCTGGTGCTGACGACTGTTGCGATCCAGCCCCAACGCCACGTCAGGTCTGCGTCCTTGAGCCTGATAACCCGGCCTACATCGGTCGGCAAAAAGCCCTGCCCATCGTTGAGGCTGGTTTTGCTGTTTGCCGTCAGTGTGATGCTCGGTGCGTCTGGTGACGACATGAGCAACTTGCCAATGCGCGGATTAGTGTCGCCGTGGTCCACGCACTCTTTAATGCGTATCCGGTATTTCTTATGCTTTGTTGGGTTTTTGATAGGAAAGAACTCAGAACGGTATTCGTCCCAATCCTTATAGTCCTGTTGGCTATCTAACAAATCCCAGTTATCGCCATCCCACCCCTCGAAATACCACGTCTTGGGAGCGTGGCCTTTTACCTCTTTGCCCTTGGCGTATCGGCCAAGATAGATAGTGTACCCGTCAACCACCCTGGCGTTGCTGCTACTAACCGCGTCCATTTCCACGGACGAAAAGCCGGCACGATTATCCGTCTTGACCGTATGGGTTATGCGCGGAGTGTAGTGTTTACCACCCTTTTTCTTATTCTTGGGAACCTTATGGTCCTTAACGATTTCGCCTTGACCATTATATTTCTCGTCACTAGCAAGCTGGTCAACGATAACCTTGTTTTTACGATTTACCTTTGTCACCACTATGCGAATGAATGTGCCGGCAGTGTGGGACTGAACCGTAAAGCCCTTTTCTTCGCCACTTTCCCACTCATGCCCCGTGCGTGTATCAACTATCGTCCAAGGTCCACCTGAGGCGTTAGCAACCTCTACTGTCCAATCGCGCGGCGCAAATTCCTCTTTGTCCTTGGATGCTCTTAGCCTGTATGTCTTAACGTCCTTGGACACACCCCACGCCAGCATCCACCACTGGGGTAATGTTCCACTAGACCGCCAGTCCGTGCCATTATCACGATCTGCCGCCTTCCAAGCTTCCTCACCTGATGACTGCGACAATGCGCTTATCGTCATGCCACCACTGGTGCTTGAGGTAAACTTGGGAATGTCGTTGACAATACCAACGTCGAAGTTGAATTCTAGCCAACCTTCCTGCGATGCATTACCTTCCCAATAACTGTCAATGTCGCCGTCGAAAGCCCTCCACGCTTCGTGATTGGGAACGGCAGAGCTAGCAGAGCACGCAGCCGGCGCGGGCGCTGTGTTACTCGTCATCGTCGGCATCCATGTGCCGTTACCGTTAGGCACAAGATAGTTGGTAGAGGTGTCTACATCGAGGTAAGGCCCATCACTCTTGGGGAAAGGCGATAACCTCCAGTCGAAGGTGTCGTACCGCTTGAGTATCTGAGGCCGATAGCCCTTGCAGAATAGATAGACCGTATTGAGGTTCTGGACGGCACGTATGTTGCGCACGTCGTCACGGTGGTACGGCGTCGTCACCTCGTATACTATCGAGCCTTTCTCGTTGCCAGACAGGGCAGCGGCACCACCTGTGACATTCGTAAATGTGCTAAGAGTTACGTTATTGCCTGCTACAGCCGATATAACGCCAAAACGATTGCCCAAGTTACGGGCAGGATCGAAGCCTTCAAAGACGACACGTTCACCTATCTCCCAGTCGTGACCGGGAACCGTCAGGACAAGAGGCGATACCGTAACGATTGCCGTAACGTCAAACTCACGATATGTCGCTGCCTGCTGGAACTCGTAGTGAAAGAAAAGCTTTTGGTGGGCAAACTCCAATACCAGCGTTTCGACTTCATTAAACACGAAAGGTATGAGCTTGCTGTAGTACGGCGTCTGACCATCTATGTCCTGAAACGCCGCCCAACTCTCCAGCATGGTGCCAGAACGACCTAAGAACGGGCCTGTACGGCTCGCCACGGCATTCTGCATAAATCGCATGGCACGGGCGTAACGATCAATGTCGAAGCGCCCTAGAGCAAGTGGAGACCACTCACCCTCAAACTTGTTCTGGTAGGGAGACGATGTGACCATTAGCGCCAATTAGCGTCGTATTCGGACATATGTCTGCCCATTACCCAGTCAAAGTCAGTATCGTCGTTATCGGTGGTTTGAGGGTCAAGGATGAAGGCATTAAGCCTTGCCGCCTCTGTCAAGGCATCCTTATACATCACAATAGCATCACGTCGCTTGCCGGCGTTCTGCGTCGCTGGCTCGGCTAGCTCCATCGCTATCCGGCTCTCAAGCACGTCTATGAACTGAGGATCGGTAAGCTCGTTGTCCGGTTTCTCAGCGATATACTCAAGGATCAATGAACCGGAGTTAGAGCTATAAAGAAACTGCCCACGCTGCACCCATTCCGTCTGATTGTTACGAATGGGCCTGAGCATATCACCGGGGAGGTTATAGGCATGGTTAAGCCCGTCACCCAATTCCGATATCGTACCACTCGGAAATATCCTAGCAACCGTCGTGGCAAACACCCAGCGGCGCTTACGTAGCTCTGACCGCTTCCATTTGGGGTATCCCACCGCAGCAAGGTTCTCAATCACGCTGACAGGTGGTGTGATGGTGTTAACACGGGAGGCACCTATTTTGCCTAAACCGCCATTGATGATATCTTTGGCTGTCGGCATTTAAGCACCTCCCGGTTACAAGATCGTGGGGGGACCAGCGATCTTATTCGTACAGATACGTAAGCAAGCATTCCATCGTGAAATTCAGCGGTACTACAGCACCCTGCGCCGTAGCAATCACATTCACGCCGGCAAGACTAAAGAAATCGTACTTCATCGAGGTAGCGTCAAGCACCGTTCGAGCCGCCGCAACCGCGCTGAAATCGTTAACAATGCCATTGGCACTACCAGCTTCGATACCGTCATTGGCGGCGGCTTCGTCCTGCTTGTACCGATACGCCGAATAACCAATGTCCAGCAGCAAGCCAGCGCCACCGGCACTGCACTTGATGAACGACAGAGGGTAGAGCAACCGCACGGCACCGGGAGGAAGTGTCCCCAGCGCAAACGTGCTGTTGATATCGCCCTGCACAGCAGCAACAAACTTGGTGTACAAGCACCGTAGCTTGCCGTGACTGTCAATTGGCCGCTTACGAAAGTTCGCGGCGGAACTGAGTGGTACGTATGACTCAACTGCCATTTCACTCTCCTGTTGTGTTGGACAAACACTGACGGGGCGAATGCCCCGTCAGCAGCCCAGTGCCACGTACGCCTTACTCAATCCAGTCGACAGCAAACACCTTGTCCTCTTCCAGTCGGGTCGCCCCAGCCGTGAAGGTGCCGTGTATCTGCTTGATGTTGTTCTTGTCAGGACGGTTGCTGATCGTGATGACCAACTCCTGCCAAGCACCGTAATGCATCCCGTCAGGCACCCACGCTGGTGACGACCTCGTGGTGCTGGCAATCGGAATGCCTCTGCCGTTGTAGTCCTCGAAGGGGATGAAAGTGAAGCCCATGAAGCCACTGACTTCACCTTCAACAAGTGCCTTCACAGCAGCGTAGTCAGACGAAATGACTTGCGTCTCACCAAGCAGATCGTCAATGGCTTCGCCATTAACGAGGATGAGCGGCTTCGTTGACCGTAGGTCAAGGTTCCGCTTCTTCATCAGCTTACGCAGCGACCGCAGCTTGGCGACCGTAAAGCCGGTGGCAGCAGCAGGAACCGTATTCGCCGCCTTGTAGCTGACATTCACGTCACCGGCCTTGCCGGTCTTAGCGACGGCAAAGAAGGCGTCCATGATAATGTCGTCACGCTTCCGCTCGTGTGCCTGCCGGAACCGTTCGACGTACGGGTTGGTCGGATCGTAGATCATCTTGAGGGTATCAAGCCGATCCACCAGCACAGCCACGTCAAACTCACGACCGCTGATCCATCTGCTGGTGTGCTCAAGTTCCGTCAGCTTGGTATCGCTATACGGAGTATCACGTTCGATAAACTCGACCGGACCGATGAAGTTGACTACCTGTACCTTTTCGCCACTGTAGGAACCATGCGTGACATACGGGTAGATAAGTCCACCATTCCGCGTGATGACATTCCGCACATTCGATGTAAACATCGCCACGTGATGTTGTGGGATGGAATAACTGGCAACTGTTTCTGCCATGAGAGTGCTCCTGATGCAGCCCCGCGGGGATGCGTTGATGGGCAGGAGCGGGATGGGGTTGTCCGGTTAGGCCCCAAGGCCCCTGTTTCCCGTGGAAAACCAGCAACTTGCTGGTACGTCACAAAGAGACAGGGTTGTCCGTGTAGGCCCCGTTAGTGCGTGTAAATAGCACGAATTCCTTGTCAAAAACAAGAGGGCGAGCCAAGGACCATTTGGCCCGCCCTCTGCAACCGATCCAGTGACGTTGCGGCGGGCTGGATCGGTGTCCGCTAAGCCGTCGAAATCGGCTGCTTCAACGCCTTCTCGAACTCGGGATTTGGCTCGCCAGTGGACAGCACCTCGTTGGCGACCAGCTTGGGGTTGGTGGCAGAAGCCCCCTCAGTGCCCGTCTGCGTCCGGTTATCGTCAACCGGACTGCCCTTCATCTCACCATCGGCATCTAACTCGGCATTCGACAATCTGCGAGCCGCCGTCCGAATTGGCGGTCCATTGACACGTTCCTTGTCGGCGTCAATCTCGGCCTGCGCCTTAATCTTGCCCTCACGCTCGGCAGCTTCAAGGTCGGCACGTGCCTTTTCCTCGGCACGAGCTTCGCGTTCTTCCTTCTCGCGCCGTTCCTTATCTTCTTTTTCTTCTTCCTCAGTCAGACCGGCAGTATCATCCCGCTTGCCTGCCGTACCCACACCCGGATCAACGTTCTCGGGATCGTAGTTAGGATCATACTCAGCATTGTCAGGGTCCATGCGCGGCTCATAGTCAGGGCTATCGTAGTCAAGCCGGCTGTCTTTCACCTTCTTTGCCATGTCAATCTCCTTTGGGGTTGCAGCTAACGCGCAATAACGCTACGTGGTGATTAAGGTTCCAGCCTTGGCATAAAGCGCCTCCATGTGCTTTAACGCTTGCTCGTGACCAGCATCGGTCTTTGTCAAGTACCGTGTCTGGAAATCCTTGTCCGAAGTCAGCCGCTCAATCTCACCCTTTGCCTGTTCCGGCGACAACTGTGAGGGATCGCGGAAACTACCGCCGGGAGTCTGTTCCATAAAGCCTGCTTCTCCTGTCATCTTGCCGATGGTCGCCATAAGCTTGACCACGGTTGCTACACCAACATGTTGCTCTAGCTTCGCTATGTCTTCGTTAGCAAAGCCTGCCTTTTCGAGCGCCTTGACCACCCTATTGCCGGCAGCGAGGTTGGCGTCGAAATCGCCTTTCCAGTTGGTTTTTAGATCGGCAATGACTTGCTCGTTGGCTACCCTGTCCGTCTCGGCACCTTGCGTATTCTGTGCTGCGACGAATTCATTCCACTTGCTGGCAAGCACCGTTTCAGCAAGCTTTGGCGAAAGGCCAAGCTCATATGCGATCTTCTTGCCGAATTCGACAAGCGCCGGGTCGGCATTTTCGCCCCACTTGACCTCTTGATACCCTTCCACACTGTCTGGCCTACCGAGTTTCTTATGGAAGGCTTGCCAATCCTCAGGCTTGGCATTTTCATCGGGTATCCGTACTGACTTCGTTGGATCAAAGCTAGATCGTTGACGGTCAAGCTCAAGATACGATTTCGCGAGTACGCCCGGATGGGCGAAGTTTTTCGCTTTAAGTGCTTCACCATCTGGCCCATCGACCACCACCTCGTACCAAGGCTTCTCTCCGATCTTCCACGGCCCGTCACTGACACCAGCCCACGGCAACTCACCATTAGCTGCCGTGGCCGGGGCGGGCGTTGGCGCTGGTGACGGTGCCGGGGCTGGTGCTGGTTGTCCACCTGTACTCATAGCTCTAGCTTTCCTGTGTATTTATCGACCAATTCATCAAAGGTAAGGTCGATGTGATCGAGAATGCGTCGTCCTACCTCGTAGCGCCCCGTCAGCAAAGCATGTACGCGCGGATCGGCATCCCACGGCGCGTAGTCAAGTCGGCAGAATTTGCGCAAGTCAGCAAACACCTTTTCCCCGTCCGGTGTGTTGAACATGCGCAAATAGCTCTCACGTCTGTTCCTCAGAAAAGTCGTAGCTTCATCCTCTGCCAGTGCCTTTTCAGCGGCCCGTTCTTTCGCAGCCCGCGCACGATCTGCTGGGTCAAACAGGTCGGAATGATCGTCAAATGTTGGTTCTAGCTCGTTTTCGTCTACCATTACGTATTTCCTTACTAACCAACTCCCAAGCCTGCTCAACGGTAAAGCCCATTTCCACGTACTTGTCTTTCATGTCTTGCACACGTTCCATATACATGTACTTGACAGCTTCCGGGGCTTCATCCCACGACTTGGCTTTGGGAGTATACTTCATCACGCTGCCGGCTGTTGTGCCTTCTGGCTGGTTGCTGCGATCTGCGCGATTGCTGGCGCAGCCTGAGTAAGCTGCTGCGCCTGCTGCTGCTTGGCCCGATCCGCCCGTAGAGCCTCGATATCCTCAGGCGACCGCATCCACCTCGTCGGAACGCTCTGATGCTCTGCTATCTCGGGAATTGCCGCGTCAAAGTCGAACGGGTCCAGCACTTCGGGGTTTTGCGTCACGTTGGCAACTTCTATCGCCATTTCCGTCACACGCATAAAACCGCTGTCCTCTTCGGCATGCAAACCTTTTGCCAAAGGTGAAGTGTATATAATCTCAAACTCCCCTTGAGCCTCGATAAGCTCTGGCGGCATTTCGGGCATCATGCGTGGTGCAAATTCCGTCATAATCTCGATGGCCCGTTCGACCTCTGGACCAAGGAAGCCACTTTGCAGCCGCGCCATCGCTGGTGCAGCAAGTGCTGCCTTTTCCGACGTGCGTTCAATCACCTCCGTTGCCGTCATTTCTGGCGTTTCCACCAGTATTTGGAAGAGCGTCACCAGAAATGCGTCATTAATGTCGGCACGTTCGTCCGTCAGCAAATTCTCGGCAGGCCGGAAATTACCCGGAGGCAATGCGTGGATCAACGCATTACCTTGTGCATTGACGGCTCCGAAATTGACGTATCCGGGCGTCAATCCCACCCTCCCCGACAAAATGCCGTCGTCAGAGGCCAGCAGCGGCGGATCAACGGCTTTCTGGCCTTGCCGCAACAGCGTCCGTTTCATTTGGTTGACAGAGCCAGCAGCAGGCATGGCCTGCATCATTGGCGAATATCCGTAAAGCTCACCCGGCTCTGTCGCCGTCCGTGGCACCAAGAAGGGAAAGTTACGATAACCACCCTCTGGACCGACATATTCACCGTCCTGCACGACAATCATGTGCGAGCAATAGGGATGCCGCTGTACCATGATACTGTCAGGATCGTAGGTTTTTTCATCACGCGGGTAAACCGCATGCACAATCTCAAAATACGTCGTATTGCTCGGGTTAGGCTTCTCAAGCTCGTTAGCAATGCTACGGCTCGGCGTCCATTTCGGGTATTTACGTCTGAACTGGATAGCCGTCATCCACTGACGGTGAAATCCCGTGTCAACCACCCCATCGGCATTAACAAGGAAAAACATGTCCTTGAGTGGCATGGCCTTGTAGCCGAAACCACCCCGTCTATCCGTCACTTTTGGGGTTCGCCATCCGAACCGGACTGGCGCTGTACCATAGCATCCAAGTCCGACGTACATTTCATCAACTGCTTGGCTAAAGGTAGCACGCGGATCGTACCTGAGCTTGAACAGGATGTCATTAAGCTCGTCAAAATATGCTCGAACACGATACGATTTGCGTAGATTGGGGTCAGATGCTTGTAATCTTTCCCAACGGTGTCCATCAGGCGTAGCAAGGCGTCGCATAATTGCAGCAAATTTCGGTAGCGCTCGTGCACAGGTGCTGTCATAGGCGTACCTCTTAGCACCGCCCTGATTTGGTGCAGTCATCGTCGGCCCATCAGACCCCCAGCCACTGTAGTGGCGGGGTAATGCGTAGGCTGCACACATACGAAAATCATTCTCGTATGGTGATTTCAGCGTTTTGGCCTCGTCGTACATATACAGCACGTCACGAGGGTCTGGCCTGCCTTGGCCTGAGAATGGAATGATGTTGGAACCGGGCTTACCAGCAGGCGCATTGGCCTGTTTGGCATCACTTGAATAGACCACCGACATTATATGCCCCCTGCCATCAACTGTGCCGCTTGGCTCTTGGTAGGCGCTGGCGCACCGCCTGTACCCCCACTTTCGTACAGCAATGCCCTAGCTACGCTGTTGGTCTTTTGCGCCCGCTTGTACTGCTTTGCCGCCATAGCCTGCGTCTTGGCATCGTCACGTCCGGGAGCCTTTGGGGCTGCTCCGGGGGTCGCTGTAGCCTCTGAACCCCCCGTCAAGCCACCTATCAAGCCCGACATGTTATATACCTCCACCACCGCTAGCAAAGATACCAGCAGCTTTGCTTAACTGCTTCTCAGTCGGATTTTTGGTAAAATGCTTTGCAAACCGTGCAAAACTGGCAAATCCGTCACCTTTGCCACCGCCACCGTCAGCCATCGCCCTGTCCAGCTTTCCGCGCGTGATCGGATTAGCAAGGATCGCCGTGGCGTTGGTCAGGCCCTTGACAGGGGAGAGCCGCAACGGCGTCTTGCCGCCGACCACGTCCTTGTCCGAAGCGCCGTAGCTCATAGAAGCCTCCGTGGCGGGGCAGAGCGGCCCGCTGGCGCGTTCTTTTGAGGTGGGGGCTACCACCCTACCCGACGATCACATGATGGCCTGAGAGTACCCGTCCCGCCTGATCTGGTCAATCGGTGAAGCCGCAGGGTCGAATTCGTCGTATTGGACGCTTGCTTGCTCGCGGATCGCCCGGTTGTAGAGCGCGTTGTCCCTACGAAGCACTTTTACGCCAAAAGACAGCACGAATGCGTCGGCACGATCCGGTGAATGCTCCTGCGTCCGTTCCTTATACAATTCCTTGCTTTCGATGCGTAGCTTCCCCGAAAGCTTATCATAACCAAACAAAATGCCAGTTAGCTGCTTATGGAATTCGGGATCGTCGTCAAGGCAACCGCCGTCAATCACCCAGTCGCGAGCCAAAGCCCATATTTCGTCGCGTTTACGGTAGAAATGCCCCTGATCTGCCGCCAGAGCACCCGGCCAGAATTCCACCACCTTCAGATGCTTAATCTCCCGACAAATGTCGATAATGCCCTCGCCGCCACCCGGTGCTTCGATAATTATGGCATCTGGACGGTATTTATGGGCCATATCGGCAATTACGTCGGCTAATTTGACGTTTGAGAGGCCCTTAAACACCATTCTTGGCCTTGACCGTGCATCTTTGCCTTGTCTGAACGCAATTACGGCCTCGTCCACTCCAAACCGGGCGCAATC